CTTTTTATTACGTATGCGGACCCCAGGGACCTTGAATCACTAGATTGGTTTTGGCCGTAAGGGTCATGACATAAGAAATACAAAAGATTAGGTACTTTACCTTCCACTTTATGAGGGGTTTCATATACCACTATAGCTCCGTTTACATCATCTCCTTTTCTGTGTGGGTATTTAGTTATCTGCTTTCTATCTCCGTTAGGCCTAAAGACTACTTCTCCTTTAGCACTTAGAGTTAAGTCTCCAGCTGTGCCAAGAACATGTAAAGCTTTTGCACGGACCTTATTGTATTGTTCCTGGATGAGTGCAAGGTCAAATAGATTACTGGATACCTGTAGTGTAGCTTCTGCAGGTGAAAAAGGATGTTCAGCTAAGTACTGATCATAAGCACTAGCGTCGTTCCCACCTCTTTTCTTCTCCCTCTCTCCTTGTTCAAACTCTTTAGCCTCTGTTATAAGTGAGTTTCCATCGTCATCTATAAAGCCATCTAAAATCTCATAAATTGGTACAAAGTACCCGCACTGGGTCCCGGACATTCCCTCCTCCCACTCATTCTCAAATGCCATGCAGTCATAGGTCTCAGGGTGGTAGAATAGTTCTTCTAGGGCTTCAAATCCATCACCTTCAGTACCACCTGTACCAAAAGCTATCATTGTCCCTAGTGTCTTATTACCCTGTCTCATAGTAGGCATAGCCATACCCCACGCCTCCAGGAGACCAGGGAATGCACCAGCTTCTTCAAAGAATATTAGTTCACCTGCTTTACCCCTTACTTTATCAGGATCGTCTTTCAGGGATACTCCTGCTATAGATGACTGTACACCTGCATCTATAAACTGTCCACTAACCTTCTTCTTATATCCGGCTGTCTTAGCCATAGCTGTGTCTAGCAGTCTAGGCTGTGTCCAAGCTGTGTTAGCATCTATAAAGTTTACAATCTCCCAAGTCTTTGTAAGGATAGCATCGACGCCCGTCAAGTATTCTTTCATACCTGCAAATACAAAGTTCTTAGAGTTCTTTATAAGGAAATAGTTCCTTGCAAGCATAGAGGCTGCTTTATAGGAGTATCCTTTACGACGTGCTTTAAGAACCACCATATGCTTGTCCTCATCCCTACATTTCTCTAGGTTAGTGAAGTACTTATAGTCGTTATCATAGAACCTAGGCCAGTACTGCTTTCTCATAGGTCTAGTGGACCCATCAGGAAGGATTTCATCTTTCACCACTTTAATTCTGCAGTAGTTAAGATAGAAGTAGTGGAAACCTGAAATTGTTATATCTCCTTCAGGTGTTGTGTAACCGTAAAGGCATCTTGCTTTTTCTTCGTCCCAAAAATCATAGTAGGCTTTAGTTCCTTTTGGTGCTGAGGTATAAAATCCGTGCTCATCAAAGTAGTTAGCTGCAGGAGAGAGTCTATGTGTGTCTTTAAATTTACTCACTGTATTTATCCACTTGAACCCCTCCCCAGGTATCATTGATCTCACTCTCTTTTCTTACAGCCTCCTCTAACTCTTTTAATCCGTTAGTGGTTTTCCCCATTGTCTCTAAGATTCTTACATGCTTTACAGGATCGTAGTCTTCATCTGTAATATCAATGTTTTCTAACCAGTCTTTAAGGTAAGAGACAGATCTTCTAGAGGCTTTAAGTAGCATCATAGTAGAAGAGTCATGTCTTATATACTCCTCCATACCTGCTTTAGTGTGCTTGTCTACTTTAAAGGCTTTTCCAAATACAGCCTCCTCTATTTCTTTGTGTCTCTGTTTGTCGTCGTACGCATTATAGATAGAGTGCACATCACACATAAAATAAATGTAAGAGAGCCTTTTTATAGCTTCTTCAGGGGTGAACTTGTCTACAATATCTTTAAATACTTTTATAGTTAGGCAATAAGAAGTTGCTTCAACTTTTAGATTCTCCGTTGTTTTTAATAGACTTTCTCTTAGCATCGTTTATATATTTCACCCTACTTTTCTTCACTCTAAACACCCCAAAGAATGGTAACCTTATAGACTCAAAGTTACCTTCTGACATTGTTTTAGCTACCAGCTTAAACTGGGAGTTTACAATCCTCTCTACTTCTTTTAGAGGGAGATTATACTCCGTCGCTAGAATCTGTATCAGCTCCTTCTTTCCCTTTGCCATTTGTGTTTACCCATCTTGGTGGATTGTCTGCACATATTGAAGTCCTCCATCTTGCTTTTGTAGGCATACTACATCCACATAGCCCACAAGATTGCCTCTCTGTAAAATACTCACAAGAAGAACATTTAGACATTCTATCTGCATACTGTGCTACTGTCACAGCTTTAAATCCGTCATTACCGTGCTTTCTTAAAGCCTCGGCAAAATCCCAAACCATTTTAGCTAATCCTTTCATTCTTCGATCATTTCAATACTCATTTGAATTAAAGTTCCCTGATTACTATATACAATAGTTACAGCTCTCTCATCATCAGTAAATACCACTGTTATAGTATTATTATATGTCCCCCCTAAGTATATTGACCTCCACACTATCTAGATGTTTAAAAAGTTTAGAGTACTCATACACTCCATCTTTGTGGGTTATAGCGTGTTTGTCTTTCAACCTTTTAATGTATGTACTTATGATACCTTGCTTACTCCCTGTAGCTAGTGATACATCCTCCCTATGCTTTTTACTGCAAAAGTTTTTTGTATTAGTATCTATAAGTACAGCTAAAATTGTTATTTCCTTCTCTGTAAGATCGTATATACCATTCCAAAGCTTAATAGCTTGAAACGTACTCTTAACTGGTACTTTTATCTTTATGCTCGTTCTATCAACCGACATCCTTCTGGTGTTACTTCTAGTTTGGACATACCCCCGGGGATCTTGTTATAGCTTTGAGAAATTAACCTCATATCTGTTGTTTTAGCCATATGCTCTAGCAATTTTGAAACTTCCCTATCAAGATTCTCTGCTATACGTTTAGCTTTCCCACCTACTTCAGAATTTCTCTTTAAAGCTTCAAAATCCTCCAAGGATATTGTCACTGTTCCCTTCATTACTCTACCATCATTACTTGGTTCTCTTGAATTACCAAGTAAGCATTCTCATCTTTATCATGTACCACTGCAAACGGAATCCTAGGGTCTACGACCACCATAGCTCCTTCAGTGATATTTTTATCTAGTACTCTCTCCCCTACAGAGTGCACTTTAAGGATGTTTGTCTTAATTTCATCCATCTTATCCTCCTCCATAGAAGCCTTTGCTTCTTTAGATAGGTGTATTATGGGTTTATCTTCTTTCTTCTCTCTTGGATCTAGCAGGGCTATCCACGTACCTGTTGCTTTCATTTATAAAAATGTTATTGATTTGATTACAAATTTAGTTATTTATTTTAATAATCCATATATAACACCTCCTATAACAACAGCTTCGCCTATAGCTACCCACCTCCATATCTTTTTATTACGTCTTTCTTTTTCCACCTGCTCCATGTGAAGGATAATTTCTTCCTCCGCTATGTCTGTTGCAGTTTGAGATATAGATAGAGTTTTCCTAAGATTTACAGATTGTCCTTCTAACCTGTCTACCAGGTCCCTGCATTTGGTGAAGTCCTCCCCCATATACATAACTATCTCTGCAAGATTAGTATTTTTCTTTTGCTCTTCTAAAAGAGCCTGTCTAAACCTACGTATCTGCTTTATACCTTCGTGGTTAGTGCGTAATAAGTACGCATCTACAGATTCTTCATAGATAAGGTCTAGGTATAGACTGTCATTTATCCACCCTGTATGGATTTTCCCCGATGAAGTCTGAGACAGCGTTATAATCGGTAACGAGATCAGAGCTATCAATAGCAATCCTCTCAGGTATGAATGTGTTTTGAATTGTGTCATAACTGCGTATTAGGTGTAAAGTTCTATCCCTGTAAATATCTAAACTATCCTTATATATCTTAAGAAGTGCAGAATCTCTTTTAAACAGGGCTATATTTATCTCTACAGCTTTCTTTAGTACAACTCTTTCTTTTTGCAGTCTTTTAACTTTTAAAAATGCATTTTTTGTAGATATAGCAGAGCCTACAGCTGTAAGACTTACAATTAAAAGTACTCCAAGGAGGATCTTAACCATATACTCTGGTACATCCCTTAAAGAAATTTTTAAACCTGGTATCATTGTTCTATAGTAAGGGTTAAACCGTCAGGACATACTTTCATAAGTTCATTAAAGGTAGATCTTGAGTTTAGTATCTCGGATACCTCATCTCCAGTTATATCTTTAAAAGAACTTCCTACAAGTATACAACCTTTTATGTCAGGGTGTCCTGTAGCTGGGTTTACCGACCCTGCATAATTCCCCCAATGTAGAAGTATAAGGCTCCTATCAGGCACCCCTGTAACATGTAAATGATCCTTATATTTCTCTGAGTATCTAGGAACTACATCGTAAGTTCCTTCAGGGATACAAGAAATATTCCTTTGATTGTGTCTATCCGCCAGTTCTAAGGTTTTACACTCAAAAACAGGCTCATCTGAATCGTCTTCATAAACTTTTAAAGTACCTTCAGTTTGTTTTCCATAATACTCTCTACAAATGTGTCCTTTCATTGGTCATACATTAGGGTTTATACTATAAGAATCTGTAGTACAATTACATTCTCTTGGGTAGAGAGCACATCATATTTTACTTTCTTCCGCGTGTTTCTTCAATCTTTTCCCATTTATCATAGTATGCTTGCAATGCAAGATAAAATTCATTTTCTGTAAGAGGCGCAGATGAAAGTCCTCCTTTATAAAATACGAATTGTTTTTCGTGCGAAGTTGATATGTACACTATCCTATCATGGCCCGGAGTCTCTCCTCTCATAGGTACTTCATAAAGCACTTCTACAATATCCCCTGCGCAATGCATTGCGTGAGAGTAATTCTTCAAGTTTTGCTCTTTTGCAAATTCATCTACTGGAAATTGAGGTTTTCCGTCTGCATATATTACCAATCTGTAATCTTTATTCGGATCAAATCTTGTATCTACTCCTCTATACTTTGTCATTTTTCCTTGGTGCCCTTCCTTTAATTGAACAGTTATTGGTTTTTATGCATTTAGCGTCGCATTCTCTTGGATAGAGAGAACACCATTTAGGCTCTTTTTGACCAGCCTTCAATCTTTTTCATAAGATGTTTCCAGATATCTACTCCTGTAATGCTTGCAATGTTCTCCATGTTCGACTTGAACTCAACAACTGCAATATAGCCAGCAGTTAACTTAGCAATGGGAAGCCATTCCATGAAGGATACCTCCATCACTCTACTCAAGATGATAGCAATAGAATAGAATATGATCTTGCTTACTGTTCTCGCCATCCTGTTGGATCGTATCTCCTCTCCTCTTAATTGTGCAGCTTTACATCCAGTTACTACATCTGCAAATATAAGTACTGCAAGACCGAACATAGCTGCTGTTATAGGTGCAAAAAAGAATACAATGTAAGGAACTCCCAACTTTAAAACAGTACTTATCTCAAACGCTTTCATAATTAGTTCTGTTGTAGAAATTCAGAAGCCCTTTCAGCGTCTTGAAACACCGTCCAGTTTTCTAACTCAGGTAATAGGTCTCCTGTCCATTCTAAGCACCTATATGGTCTTTCATTTGTAGTCCAAACTACTGAGTTAGACTCATAGTGTGAAGGGGTTATGCTGCTTGGGTCGTATTCATCCTCTGGTAAAAATGCCCAACTATGTTGTGTGGCTCTAAATGTCATGGTGTATCAGTTACAACTCCGTATGGAGCTACGAATCCGTTCATAGTACAATCTTGGTTACCGCTACTATCAGTTATACTTCCAGTGGTTGGTCCGTCCGTAGATAATGGGCGATAATAACCTTTAATTGTTCCTATCGTGGTAAGATCAGCACCTGATCCGCCTCCGTAAGCGGCTGCGATCTGAGTTGAATTTAAAGCTTCCTCCCAACATCCTATCTCTGCAACCCAACCTATATATTGCTGAAATGCCACTGCGTTATTGGACGTTCCGATACACACATCTACGTTCGTGTTGGTCTTTGTGTTGGCAACGACAGAACCAGTATCAACTGAAGCTCCGTTGACATATATCTCAATATCCTGATTGGGTCCGTTTTGAGTTACAACTACCGCGTAATGTTGCCACACTTGACAATTTACTGAAGTTATGGTATGGCTAGAAGTGTAGTTTTTAACATTCGTTCTAACATTTACCGCGCTGTCGCTTACACCATCATTTTTGAATCTCACAAACATAAATGGATTGCCCGAATTATTGGATTGCGCGACAGAAAAAATTGTTCCAAGGTTTTTGTAACGAGTGCCATCAGATTTAGCCCACCACGTTACAGTCCAATCTTTATTGTTGTAGGGCTGGAATCCATCAGTCGAAAGGCTCCCCTGAGATGCGTAGTCGTTCACTCCGTCAAAGCGTAGTGATCGCTCAATAGCAAACGAGCTACCGCCACCACCACCTCCTTTACTAAAAGGTATTCCTATACCGTTTCCTAAAACCATTGTTATGTGAGTATTGAGTAGAACGAAAAGAAGTTCGGTACTCCCTCTTTAACCTTATTTAACACGTAAATGATGTTGTTACCATCTGATAATGCTGGTAGGTCAAGCCAATCGGGGTTACGCACCCATGCCCTTGAGGTGCAAGCTCCACCTCCTCCACCACTACGTGGTCCTGATATTCCTACACCTATAGCCATGATTATAGCATATAGATTATACAGCTACCACTAGACATAGTGATATCAGTTATCCGTGATCCTTTAGGACACGGTAAGTAAGCTCCTGCCTTAACAGTTACTGCATTAAGTCCGTAGTTAGCTAATTGAACCACCCCATCTACATTAAAAACTGTAAAAACGGTATCTTCTTGTACCACCACTGCATATCCTGTCAATGTAGCATGAGCTCCTGTCCCTGTAAGATTCTTAAACCCTCCCGGTGCAGTTATGCTTGGAAGTTCTGTAGAGTTCTGCGCTGATATCTTTGCAAATCCCTCTGCTGTTGTCATTCCCATAATTCTATAGTTTTTTAAAAGTTACGATTTAGTCCAATACCCATACTCCAGAACACAAGGGGCAGTGTTAGCTGTTGCCTCTAGACCTACAGCACCCTTTACAGGGAAGAATGCAAACTCACTTGGACCAAGATCCATATGTGCTACACCCCCATCAGTCTTTAAAGTGATGATATTAGTAGTGTCAATATTCTTTACATATACATATGTAATATCTGCCTTAGATGTAGTGAGTATATCAAACTGTCCTGTCGTAGCTACAGATTGCCTAGCTATACTTATAGCCGGGTCTGTAGTTGACAGTGCATCTGTTACAGTTAACCCTAAACTTTCTGACGTAGCATCAGTACTTGTCAGTGCCAATGTTGCTGTTAATGTTGCCATTTTATTTTATTTAGCTTGTTAAATAATTCCCTCGAAGATACAAAAAGTCCCTTGAAGGAATTTATTTCAATTTCCTTTAACTCTTTCAATCAGGATTTAAACTCAATCAGTGCTTCCTTCAGATACCTAGGGTTGACCTTCTTGGTGTTAATTCACCTACACCTACTTATGTGTTACCTTACGGTAGTCAACCCAAACTGAGTCCTATGTTCCATCTCTTCTGTACTCTATCGGAGAAAACTCCACCTCTATTTAAGGCTACAATCCGACTTCTGACCTTCTACTTAACCTTTCGGCCCCTCAAAGGTGATCGCTTTCGCGGAATACGGTTACAAAATTAATATAAAAAATTTTTAAAACACCAAAAAATTTTTAAAAGGGGGGAATTTTTGAGTGTGATGACCTATTCTGATAAGCACCCCGGTAGGAGTGGGACTTTAAAACCGCCCGTCGTCAAGGGCATAAACTAACTTACATTATACCAACATGCTATTACAAGACCAATTAAACCAGCAGCAGCCTAGTGCAAACCCGCAACCAGCAGCAGCATTGCCCAATCAGCCTCAGCCGCTACCACCGCAACCGCTGAACCCACAACAGCCTGCGATTGCACAACCATCATTGGTAAAAGCCAACGAGGTTCCTGTACCAACTCGAGGCAAGCTTATCTATCAGCAGACTTGGACGCTCGAGCAATTCAAGACTGCAAACCAACTTGCAGGCATTGACATTTGTCCGACAACATCAGGCAAATGGTCTTTCTGCGATATAACAAAGCCTATAGGTCAGCAGGTACTTGGTGCAGTAGCCAACAGCGTACCTAACAAAGGCTATACAGCAGAGCATCTTCGCATCAGTTACTGTGCGGACTCGCAGACAGGAGAAACCATGTATCTACTACACGTAGTGCAAGCACAAATGGTATCTCATCAAAAGCTCATATAAGCTACGTTAGTTACATACGGGAGGAGGGCTTCGGCTCTTCTTCCGCAATGTGGCAAAAGATCCTGCGCGGTATAACACCGTAATGTGGCGTAATGTGAGTGTGGTATCATGATGACCAGATCATCTCCACCACTTTCAACCGTATTTCCTTATGTGTTACGATAACACATATTGTAATAACTATAACATTTACC